AAGTGTGCAAAGGATCCGGCGTACTTTATGAAGAAGTATTGCCATATACAGCATCCTACAAGAGGGCGTATACTATTTGCCCTTTACCCATTTCAGGAGAAAGTATTACATTTATTTAGAGATAACCAGTTCCTTATTACCCTTAAGTCAAGACAGTTAGGAATTTCCACTTTAGCTGCAGCTTATAGTTTATGGTTAATGTTATTTCATAAAGATAAAAACGTTTTAGCATTAGCTACAACACAAGCAACTGCTCGTAACTTAGTATCTAAGACGATGTTTATGTACGACCAGTTACCTAAATGGTTAAAACTACCTGCAGTAGAGAAAAACAAACTTTCACTAAGACTTAAAAACGGTTCAAAGATAACAGCTAAATCATCTAATGCTGATGCAGCAAGATCTGAAGCAGTATCTTTACTGTTAATTGATGAAGCTGCTTTTATTGATAATATTGAAGAAACGTTTACAGCTGCTCAACAAACATTAGCAACTGGAGGACAATGTATGGCTCTATCAACTCCTAACGGTATTGGTAACTGGTTTCATCAAACATGGGAAAAAGCAGAATCAGGAGAAAATTCATTTGTACCTGTAAGACTACCTTGGACGGTACATCCAGAAAGAAACCAGACGTGGAGAGATCATCAAGATAGAGATTTAGGACCTAGAATGGCAGGTCAGGAATGTGATTGTGATTTCTTAGCTTCAGGAGAAACAGTATTCGAACCAGAAGATATGCTTTTCTATGAACAAACATATCAGAAAGATGCTCTAGAGAGAAGAGGTGCAGATGGTAATTTATGGATATGGGAAGGAGTAGATTATAATAAATCTTATATGGTTGTAGCAGATGTTGCTCGTGGAGATTCTACAGATTACTCTGCCTTTCATATATTTGATATAGAAACATGTACACAGGTTGGAGAATATAAGGGTAAGATATCACCAAAAGATTTCGGAAACGTACTAGTAGGTATAGCATCAGAATACAACGATGCTTTACTTGTATGTGAGAATGCTAACATAGGATGGGCGACTATAGAACAGATAATGGAACGGGAGTATAAAAACATTTATTACAGTTCTACTTCAAATCAAGAAACAGTCGAATCGTATATGAATAAGTACGAACGAGATAAACTAGTTCCTGGCTTTACTATGTCTATGAAGACTAGACCATTAGTAGTTGCCAAGATGATTGAATACATTAGGGATAAGTCCGTTATAATACAATCTAAAAGGCTCCTAGGTGAGATGAGAGTATTCGTATGGAAGAATGGAAAGGCTCAAGCACAAATAAGGTATAACGATGACTTACTTATATCATGTGCAACAGCGCTGTATGTAAGAGATACAGCTTTAAGAATGAGACAGCAAGGTATGGATTTAGCTAGAGCACAATTATCTTCGTTTGGTAACTTAAATGCCAAAAATAAAGCTATTATGAAATCAGTTGGTAGTCAGCAAGAAAATCCTTATCTTATAGATACTCCGGGTGGTCAAGAAGACATCTCCTGGTTGTTAAAGTAGAACTATTTATATAAAACAAAGAATCCAATGGCGGATGTATCATTATTTGGTAGACTAAAGAGATTATTCTCAAATGACGTAGTAATACGTAACATAGGGGGTGACGAACTTAAAGTAGTCGACGTAAATCAAATTCAAAATACCGGAAAGTATGAAACTAATTCACTTGTGGATAGATTCAGCAGACTATATACTCAGAATAGTAGAAACGTATATAACCCAAATCTAAATTACCAAACATTAAGAGTATCACTTTATTCTGACTATGAAGCAATGGACACTGATCCAATTATTGCTTCTGCATTAGATATTATAGCTGATGAAGCTACAATTAAAAATGATCAAAACGAAGTTGTATCAATTAAGTCATCTGACGAAAATATACAAAAGGTACTTTATAACTTATTTTATGACGTATTAAACATTGAGTTTAATTTATGGTCATGGACACGTAATATGCTTAAATACGGAGACTTTTTCTTAAAGCTAGAGATAGCAGAGAAGTTTGGTGTATATAACGTGCTACCTTATACTGTTTATAACATGGTAAGACATGAAGGAACAGACCCAGAAAATCCATCTAAGGTTGAATTTCAATTAGAACCAGACGGAGTAGCAGCAGCAGCAGATCCACATTATAAGAGGAATCCAAATGCTAATAATATAATATTTGATAATTATGAAGTAGCTCACTTTAGATTATTATCTGATACCTCTTACCTACCTTACGGACGTTCTTATTTAGAGCCAGGTAGAAAGATATACAAGCAAGTTAACTTAATGGAAGATGCTATGTTAATACATAGAATCATGAGAGCTCCAGAAAAGAGAATGTTTTATGTTAATGTAGGTTCAATACCACCAGCAGAAGTTGAGCAGTTTATGCAAAAGACTATTAACGGTATGAAAAAAACTCCTTATATAGATCAACAAACTGGTCAATATAACTTAAAGTTTAATATGCAGAACATGATGGAAGATTTCTACATGCCTGTCAGAGGAGGAGATGCTACTACAAGAATTGAAACAACAAAAGGATTAGAATACGACGGAACAAATGACGTACAGTACTTACAGGCTAAGTTATTCGCAGCATTAAAAATTCCAAAAGCATATTTCGGTTATGAAGGAGATCTTTCAGGTAAAGCTACCTTAGCAGCAGAAGATATTAGATTTGCTAGAACAGTTGAAAGAATTCAAAAGATATTAGAATCTGAATTAACTAAGATTGCATTAATACATTTATACACACAAGGTTTTACTGGAGAGAGTTTAACTAATTTTGAAGTTAGATTATCAACACCATCTATTATATTTGAACAAGAAAAAGTTGCTCTATTAAAAGAGAAAATTGACTTGGCTGCTCAGATGAAAGACACTAAAATGTTCTCTACAGATTATATTTACGAGAGTATATTTAATATGTCGGAGGATACTTACATGGAAATGAGAGATTTAGTAAGAGAAGATACTAAACGAACATTTAGACTTAATCAAATTGAAGGAGAAGGTAATGATCCTGCAAAATCAGGAATGACTTACGGTACACCACATGATTTAGCTTCTATGTACGGTAGACGATCAGTATCAACACCAAAAGGAGGAGGATCAGATGATGTTCCACAAGGGTACTCTGAAACAGAGCCTGACTGGGGTCAACCTGGACCTGAAGGTGGAAGACCTACAGAAAAAGCTTCTGTATACGGTACCAACGACGCATTAGGAGGAAGAGATCCACTAGGAACTCATGGAATGCATGGCGGGTATCCTTCAGACAATGAAAACATGGCAGAAAATCTATCAACACATGCAGTATACCACCAAAATAAAGAAATGTTGAAAAATATAGTCTTTACGACTAAGGGTGACAAAGAGTCTGAGATGTTAAACGAAGACAACATTAAGGATTTAGGTAACTAACCCATATTTATAATAGTAAACGTGTAGAATGAAAATAAGACACTCTAAATTTAAGAATACAGGGCTAATCTTTGAATTGCTAGTAAAGCAAATCGCAGCAGATACTTTAAGTAATAAAGAGTCTAAAGCAATTGCAATACTTAAGAAGCATTTCACAGGTAAGACCGCTCTTGTACGTGAATTCAAATTATATGAATTTATATTAAAGAACAAAGGAATAGGACAGCAAAAAGCTGAAACTATACTTTCAACTATAACAGAGATATCTAGAAATCTAGATCAAAAGCTACTTAAGAAGCAGAAGTATGATCTTATATCCGATATTAAAGAATCATATAACTCAGAAGAGTTCTTTGGTATACAGACTAATGACTATAAGGCATTAGCTTCCCTATACTGCCTTTTAGAAGCTCAGAATAATGATATTACCTCTATAGACCCTAATAGCTTAGTAAGTTATAAGAGTACTTTATTAGAGCACCTTACAACAGCAGTCCAAGACCCCTTAGATGTAAAAGATACCCTAATAGAGGAGTATTCTAAATACGATAAGGACCTTAAAATGCTTACCTTTAAAATAATGTTAGAGAAGTTTAACGATAACTATAAAGATTTACTTCCAGAACAAAAAAACATATTAAAAGAATTTATTACCTCAGTCAACTCTCAAACACGTTTACGAAATGTTATAAATGAAGAGTTATTGAAAATTGCAACAGCAGTTGGAAAGCTTTCTACGAAAGTAAAAGATGAAGTAATAAAGATTAAACTAGATGAAGTATCTAAATCTATTAAAGCTCTTAAAAAGACTGATAAGATAACAGATAACCATCTAGTTAACTTAATGCAATATTACGATCTTGTAAACGAATTAAAGAGTTTATGAAAAAGTCCGTTTTAACCGGGTTAATAAGAGAAGTAATAAAAGAGCTTGATGAAGCAAACGTTACTCAAGTAGGAGGAAGCGGGTTCACTGCAGGAGCAGGAGAGACTTATGCAACTCCTAGTTGGTTAGGTAATGCTACTAAGGCAATAAAAAGTTTAACTAAAGACGGATACAAGAAAATTAGTCGTCCAAAGCGACCATCACATACTAAAGGATTTGATTACCTATGAAAAGACAAGTAACAGTAACAGAAAAATACAACGCCGTCCTAGAAGGGAATATGGCGCAAGGGGAGTTCGTTAGACAAATGCGTCTAAAGTTTCCTCAACTTCTAACTAACCTCAATGTATATGAGGATACAGTTCAGATATTAAAAAATAATA